TCATCACCCATTGCCAACCGGCGGCAATGGCTTTAAACACAAAGGTAAAACCATTAATGAGTAAACCCATCGAGCCAACCACACCCGCAATCACCCAGCCCACGCCTGTCGCAACGACGCTGACCACATCAAGTACCCCAGACAATACCCCACCAATCGCTGAAAAGGCCCCTTTCACGGTTTCCCATAACACCTGAAACCCAGTCAGTAGCGCAGAGCCCATCATCTTGCCGAGCCAAATAACGACATTCAGCAAAGGCTTAAACGCATCAAACAAGGTCGATACCGCCTGCATGATGGCACTCGCGGTATACTCTATGGCCTGAAACACAGCGTTATCACCCAACGAGGCTTTCAGATCATCCCAGTAATAAATCAGAGCCCCCACGGCAGCGACGGCCGCTATCACCGCGCCCACAATCAAGATGATAGGGTTGGCAGCAATGGCAATGTTCGCAGCCAGCATGGCGACGCGCAAAGCGCCCATGCCTTGGGTGAGCAAGGCGTTCACCCCCGCAAACATCTTCATGGTGAGCATATAGGTCGCCATGACCTGTTTGCTGATACCCATCATGAGCGTAAAGGCACCGCCTACCGCCACTGCGCCTAAAATGGCGACAGCCGCAAAGCCAATGTATTTAGAGAGGTTGGGGAACATCTGCGTCCATTGAATAATTTCAGTGGCACCGTCTGCCATGCTACCCACGACAGGTAAGATGGCTGGCAGAAGCACCGAGCCAAAAGCCGCACTGATGGCAAATACGCCTTGCTCTAACCGCTCCCATTGGTCGGTCATGGCGCCCGCCATTTGCTCAGCCACATCGAGCCCTTTGACTTGACCGAGCTCGTTTATTGATGTGGCGAGCCCATCGGTGTTTTGCATCAGCAACTGGATCATGGCCGACGCTTCTTGCGTGCCAAACGCCTTACTCAACTCTGCCGATTCGGCCACGGAAATGGTGTCACCGTAACGCCCTTTAATTTGGTTCAAGATATCGACCATCGGCAACATCTGACCTTGCGCATTGGTGAACTGCATATTCAAAGCGGATTGGGCTTTGGCGGCGCCCGCTAAGAACGCACGATATTTGGTTCCCGCTTCACTGCCACTCATGGTCGACTGCAAGGTACCTAAAACCGCCATTTGTTCAGTCATACCGACACCCACAGCGGTTGCCGCCGCACCGACCGAAGTGAACGCCGACGACATGCCATCCCCCGTGGTTTTGAACATCTGCACCGCTTTCGCCGTTTGACCGCCCAACATATTGACCCAATCCGCCTTCCCCATCTGGTTGGCTGAATTCTGGAAAATGCCGAACATGGTGCCGACATAGTTGGTAATGGTTGACGTATCGGCTTTGGTTGCAGCGGCCAGCACCCCTGACGCGCGAGTAAACTCAGAAAGCTCATTACCTCCTAATCCAGCAATCGCGGATTGGATATCATAAGAAGCGGCCACAAAATCCGAGGCCGACTTGCCATAATCCACCGCAAATGAAAGCGCGGTATCACTGAGCTGCTGCAATTGTTCATCAGCCACACCCAGTGATTTTACTTCGCCTAATGCTCTGTCCATTTCAATGGCGGGCATCAAAGCCTTTTGCAAAGCAAACCCAGCCCCGACCATGCCAGCGGCACCGGACACCATAGTTTGAGTGCCTTGCTTATAGGTATTGGTGACATCCGACATTTGTCGTTGAATATTGCCCAGAGGTTTTGAGATCTGGTCAATCAATCCAACTTGAAATTTAAGGGCTTCCGGTAACATCGCTTTTTCCTGTTAACAAAGAGGCTTTACCCACCAAAGGCTTTAGCGACACCGCTCGCGGTGACAGCTTGCATGTTGTCCCAATGGTTCTTCTCTAACCAAATCGCATAAGCTAGGTTCTGCTCGGTATCGGGCTCATTGGGGAGCCACTTTCGCCGCCATGCGTACATTTTTTGCCTGTCGCTGTTGTCTACTGCCGCGACAAGCGCATCTATTTTTTTACGGAAATAGACAGCTTCGGAGCGTACTCTTTCAGAACGGCGCCATAAATCTGTGTTGCTGCACCAGGGTTCTGCTGAGTAATTTCACGCAATGCGTCCTTTGAACCTTCACTAACGCTACTCATCAAAAAGTTATGTGCTGCACTGCTCGCATCACCTTGTAAGATGGTATTTTGCGCTTCGTCGTATTCGGCCGGTGTTGGGTTGAATTCAAGGTCGGTTGTGCCAACGGTTAAAACAATGGATTTTGTCATGCTGCTTCTCGCTTCAATGATTCATAAATTCGGGTGAGTCCGGTTTCAAGTTGACGCTCAAGTCGCTCAAAACCATCCTTAACTTCTTCTTTGGTGGCGTAGCTCTCCGCTACATGGGTTTTATAATCAGCAAGCTCTTTCGAAAGAGAAAACAGCTTGCCAATCAATGCTCCGGTTAACAGCACCAACAAGGTAGCCAAGGCAACCAGAGCCGATAGCCAAGTTGGATCCATCGCTATTCCTTTTGTGGGATTTCCTTCAAGCGTTTGCCCTGAAGAGAGGCAATCACATCGTCCACGGTCTCTTGAATCACGTCGTTGGTACTCAAGTCACGAAGCGCTTCAAGCCCCCACACCACAAGACGACTCGCAAAGCGTTCAAGAATGATTTTCCAACCGATTTGAAAGAACAGGCCTTTCAAAACTTCGAGTAAGGTTTTGCCGATAATTCCAGTTAAAAAGCTCATTAATCTTCTCCAACCATGGATTTGTATGCGTTGAGGTAATCCGCTTCAGTAGCCTTACCTGCGTGAGTGTTCCAATACTTTTTGGCGTATCGCGCAAGCCCTTCCAGATCATCGGCCTCTGGCAGTGCTTCTGGGAAGCGGATCAGATTAAGCCGCGCGGTCGCGACCGCAAACTGAGGCGAAATCACCATATAATCGGCATCACTTTTATCGAGAGAACCCGCAGTGATTGGCGCAAACATCGATAATGCATCCAATAGGTGCGGCCGCGTTTTACCAAGCCATTCGATCAACCAAGCAAAGGTGGCAGGCTCCATCTGAGTAAACCCAAGTGCTGGGCCTCGCACCTGCTTGGCGTAGGTCAACGCACCGGATTCATGGGCCACAATCATCAAAATCAGATTGATGGCGGCTTGCGTGTTCAGCTTGCCGTGCCCGCCAGTGACCATGTCTAAATGGTCGAGCACCGGCTTAATCACATGCTCTACGAAGAGCGCTCCTAGTTTCATCGTTTCATTGTCTCCAAGTCGCTTTGACATTGAGTGCAGTACTGGCACCCGACTATGTGTTGGCGGCGAGCTTCGGGAATGGGGTCGCCACACTCGCCGCATTTCTGCGCGCTCTCCCGTGGGTTAACTTGCTTAGCCCTTGCCAGTTGGTTGGCAAGCGCCACTTCCGTGAATTGGCTTTCATAGCCACTGGCTTGGTCGATAACATCCGTCATTTCAATCCCTACTGATTTAAGTGGCCGTTACTGAACCAAATCTTCGGTTTCATCAGGGCGCAGGTATGGAACGCCGTTGATTTTCACAAAGTCTGGGCTCGTCACTTCGAACGGCAACTTATGCACGAGTGCACTGCCCCCGTTGGTGTCGGCGTCGAGTAAATCCGAGATTTTGATGCGACAACCAAAGGCTTCAATTTTGAGCTCATCTTTATCAATCTTGCCGTAGAACAGTGCGTCAAAATCTGGCATACCACGCCAAGAGCCGGCTTGTTTGGCGGCTTTGCTCAACTGATTAAACTGTTGCGTTGTGAGCTCCATTTCACCACTGGCTTCCACGTCACCATCGACATAACCATCAGGTACACCCGAGGTCTTATTAACGGCAGAATTGTCTGTAATAGAGAGGCTGACCTTTTGCGCTTTAAGCTTGTAGTCACCCATTGAAAAGTGCATGTTCTTGCCAGAAATTCGCATGCTCATGGATTAGGCCTCCGTGTCGGCTGGGTTAGAGAGGTCGAGGCCAATATTGACCACAATGTGTTTTGGGCAGTTGTGAGGGCGGAGCATTAAGCCAATGTTCACTTTGGTTTTACTCATCCACTGAATCGACACGTCTTCATCGCGTGGTGGCATAATTTCACCTGGGAACGGAATGCCGCCAATCTCCGTGGTCTTCGACATATCGCGCATGTCTTTGCTGAAGTAAGTGCGGTTAAGCTCGATACTCGGTGGCGTAGAATTGAGAATGCGGTCCGCAATGCGGCGAATGGCTTTAATACGCACGCGGCGATTCAGTTTATGAACGGGGCGAACGTATTCAAGATATTGATAATCGCCGCCTTTCGCTTCAAGCGTCGTGCCGTCGGTCCAATACACGCCTTCCATGTCGGCGTACCACTGCGGCAAGGAATAACGCGCATTGGCTAACGCTGAAATGGTGCTCATTTCCAGTGGTTTGCCGGTGCTATCCATAGGCATGTCACCCAATCCCAGTACGCTGCCCGTTGTCACTCGCATCGGGCTATCAGCCACAGTCACCGCGCGATCACATAAACGGCCCCCCAACACACCGATGTTATTGCCATTGAGCATCGGAACGGGCGTCACCATGTTGGCCGACACACCATTGATCAACGTTAATAGACTGGTTTCGTATTTCGCCCAAGTTTGCTTACTCTTATCGATGCCAGGACACGCCGCTAAGAAGAACACCCAACGGCCAAGCTTGCTGGTGAGCTCAGTCGCTTTACTTTGCATCGCTTGAAAGTCTGCTTTGCTGGTCACGATGTCCACCACACAAACCCCTTCAAACGAGTCCGTACGATTGGCAATATCAACCGCTTCCTGCCACGTTTTACCCTCAGCGAGACCAAACACGGCGCCCGTCCAGTTCTGTTTTCCATTGAGCTGCGCCGCTTTGAGGTTAGCGCCCAGAGCGTCATCGGCTACGACATCATCAAGGTTGGTCATGTTATTCACACGCGTCACTTTGCCTTGCAGTTCAGCTTTATCGGTGCGCCCGATATACAGCAGGTGGCGTTCAATTTCTGGGATCCCGCCTTGCCCTAAATTGAGGTTGTTTACCTCTACCTTTCCGGTTGCCATTGGCTGTTTCCTTACTCAAAGAGTTATTTTTTCTTGCGAGCTTTCTCGATATTTTTAACGAAACGCTCTTTTACTTTTTGGGGTTTCGTCCCCAGCATTTGTCGCTGTGGCGTGTGTACCTTCCATGACTGTTTGCCTTTGGGTTTACCCGTTCTCATCATTCGAATAATCAGACCCGCTTGCCCTAAAGTAAGCCGCTTCTCTAAATTTCGAACGCTCGGTTTATTCCAACCCTTACCGTCTTTACGGCGTACTCGATAACCCAATCGACGTAATGCTATGGCCTGCTCTTTCGTACAAGGCCCATCATAATCAGGCTCACCACGTCGTTTTTTTTGCTCTTTGATGTATCCACGAGCCGCCACAGTTTGAGTTAATCCCGCTTGATGCACCGTTGCTTTTTTCGCCTTTGTTTTACGACGCCATGTCAAATCAAGCATGGTGGCATCATGAAGAACGTAGGGCTCCATACCATTTTCAAAGGAAGTAAGCACCGCGCCTTCGCCTCTTTTCCGCTTCTCAAACTTTTGGTTATCGACGTCTTTTTGCCTACGGATCCGGCTTCGCGTCATTCTTTTTTCCCAACGCCCCAAATCTTTGAGCAACCAAAATCTTTTGCGCTTGGTGAGGACTAATGCTTCCAGTGCTTGCTTGGCATTGATGGCATCTTTGCCCACTAACTCAATTTTCATGGGTTAACTCGTATTCTTCGGCGGTATCAATTGGAACTGCCTGTACTCTGTACTTAGTCCCACGCCACGTAATCAACCCTTGCTCATCGGGGATCATTTCGATGGGCTCCATCATTTCAATTTCGATGAGCACATCAGCCGCTTCATGGCTAATCACATCGACACTAATTTCTGGATCAGCCAACTCATTGATATCGCGCTCGGTATCACAATCCGAGAGCCAACAAGCCACCAAAGCAAACAAGTTACGAGGGTCAAGCTTGCGATGTGGAAACTCTTCGATGGAAATAACCGCTTCATAGCGCCAATACGCGGCAATGTGTCCACCATTACCACGGTCTTCACCATCAACCACGATGGCGGCTCTTTCTTGCCAAGCTTCGATTTTGTTATCGAGCACATTGCTGTTTAAGTGACTAACGATGTAATCCGTTAAGTGCTCAAGCTTAGTTTTTTTGTAAGCTGTGTCGCTCATATAACACCAATCCCATTGGCACTGCGGCCTAATAACTGCGACACATCTTTATTGCTCTGCGCGAGGAAACGTGCCGACTGTTGTGGTTCATCAATGGCCGCGTTATCCCCTTCTTTACGTCGGTCTTGGGTCGCGAATTCTGGTAACAGCTCAGAGTGCGCTCGGCTATACACCGCTCGTTTGTAGAGTGTGGTTTTGGCATGGTTCAGAGTTGGCGCACTGCCATCCACTAACAAGTCCGTCAGTTTTTCTTGAATGTTGAGTGCCGCTATCGTTATGGCTGCTGCAATAGACTCATTATCAAACGTATGCGGAATCCGGCGCAGTTGACGAAACTCATCGTTCGATAAATCGGGCCAGCCTTCACCGGGTATCGTGGTGTTTGCTGCACTGTTTACTTTCCCGCCAAAGCTCATCACGTCCCCTCATTTTTCAACGTAAATAATTAGGTGCGCCTCTGGCCACTGAGTCGACGGAATAAGCAGGGTGATGAATCACTTGCTCTTCCTCGTCAGTCGAGGCGCGGTGGCATAGTAGTCTTTATCCGTTAGAGGTTGTCGCCACTCTCTAACGCTCGGATTCGTTGGTCGATGTTATCGATCATCGTCCCCACACCAATCGCACTGTATTGCTCGTGCGCCTTTTCAAGCCGTGCGCGCGCTTTCTGGAGTGTGTCGATATCCCCAACCGAGGCCGCGTGAGGCTTACCTTCATCGTTACGAAGTAAATACAAACCCGCGAATTTCAACCATTTGGCCGTCGGTTTTTCGTTGATGCGCCAAACCTGGGTCACTTTCTCTAATACCTGAGAGAAGTACGGCTCAATGGATTGACCTTTATCGGCCATTCGCTCAGACCAGGCCAACACTTCATCAGCACAGAAAGTGGCGAAATCTCGCTTGAAGCGCTCCGGCGTATCGAGTCCACGCTCGATAGCGATGTCACACCACTCAATGGCCGTGTCTAAGTCTTCAATATCGAAGAGCCAAATCACCATCTGAGTAAACAGCGGGTTATCGAATTGCTCACCTTCCGCCAAATAGGTTTCAATTGCACTGCGGTATTTAGGCACCAACACATCGCGCTTATGATTGGCTTTTTCATCTTTGCGATTGAAGGTTTTTAATACCTTCAAATCGCTGTCGAGTTCGGCCAGCAGCAGGTGCAAACTGTTTGGAGTAGTCACACACAACTTGTCAGGCGTTGATGGCTTGTTCTGTTTCGCCAAGGCTTCTTGCCGTAGCTTCGCTAATGGACTGGCCATGTCTTTCCCTTAACCTGCAGCAGACTCAACAACCGTGACGTCTTCAATCGCGGCAAACTTGTGATAGTTGCCCACCGCATAACCTTCCATGCGTAGGTATGAGGTTTCGAAGCGTTTACGGTCTTCTTCATTACGAGACTTACGCCACTGCGTCCCTTTTTGAGTCAAGATTTGCAGGTTGGTTAAGTTCGTTACCCAAATCATGTCCGGCGGGAAAAATGGCGGGGTATAGACCGTTTTGCCTGCCACCGTCTTCGCCAAACTTTGCGCCGCTTTATGCTCCGTCGGTACTTCCGCCGATTCCAACAAGCGATGCTGCTCTGCAGCCACCAGATTGCGGCCAATCAGCACAACCAAATCAGGATCATCTTGATGCACTTCATGGATAGTGGTGTTGATTAAATCGTTCACAAGCGAGTCGAGGTTTTTATACGCGCCCGCTGTTTTACCTGTGGAGTCTAGCTTGGCATCAGGAAGGACTTGAGCCGGCGCCTTTTCTTTGGCAAGTTGCAGCCAACCTTTATTGACGTCTTCGCCCATTGGGTTCACTTTAGGATCGGTGCTTTCACTCGCAATCGACGTCCCGTGGAAACCAATACGCAATTTATCTAGAGCAAAATTACGTGTAATGGCGTTATTCATCAGCTTCATCCACTGACCTTTACCGCCCGAATTCGCCCAGATGGTCATAGTGATCCAGTTAATATGTGCGCCTGAATCGGTTTCGGTTAGCTCATAGGTGTTGCCGCTTTGGTCAAGAGCGCCCATGAAACGCCCATCTTTGACACGACCTGTCAGAAGACCCGCGTCACCGACATCAATCACTTGGCCTTTAATTTGGTCAACCGAGATATTGGAGATACGGTTTAAGAACGCGTCCGATTCAACAATGGCTTGGCGAAGCTTGGTTTCCATCACCGGCGTGATATTGAATTGCTTTGACGCATCCGCAACGCCGCCCGCTACTGCAACAGCTTGGCAATATTCATTTAAAAATTGAGTCGATACGGCATTAAGCATTTACACGACCTCCACAGTTGATTCGCCGCCATTGCCTTCTTCACCTGGCTTTTGACCTGGGACTTCTTGCTTAAGCTCTGCGAACTGGGTTTCAAGTTTTTGGACTTGCTCAGTCATTGGGGCAAGCTGCTTCTCCAATTCACTAGAGAATTGCTCTAAAGAGAACGTTTTTGCTTCACCTTCAGGTTTCGCTTGCAGATCGTTCGGTGTTTGCGCTTGCTGATTGAACTCTTGTTTGAGTTCATCTTTTAGCTCACCTTTCATGATGCCGAACTGCTCTTTCAGGGCAGCTTTGAGTTGTTCTTCGGTCACTTCTTCTTCCTCTGGTTCAGGATCCGGTTGTGGCTCTGGCTGTTCATCACCAGAATTGAAAAAGGCATTACACAGGGCAAAGAAACGTTCGGTTTTGGAATAACATTCATCAAGATTAATGACTTCCAATTGGCTGCAACTGAGCTCTGTGGTGTGGCCTTCTTGTCGTGAAAACTGAAGTAAGGAAACACCAGACGATGCCGGGGAATCGGTCACGGCTAATCCCGTTAGGTAGCACTTTCCTTGCCCTTTATAATCTGGATTGGGTTCAATGGAGGTAAACAGCTTCTGCCCAAGCTTATTGGCTTCAAGTAAGTATTGGTTAGGTTCAAGCTTGGCAAACAAGCGCATTTTGCCGTCCACTTCTTCGGCTTTGACTTCAAGTACTTTGCCCCAGTTACTGCCGTAACCTGCAAAGCGTTTATGCTCTGGCCAAATCAATGCGGTGTATTCACTCGGGGCATAATTGTCGGCAATCTGCGTGAGCCATTCTCGGGTGATCTTACGACCATCAACCGTTGGCCCTTCGGTTGCTACAATTTTCCAATCACTGATTTTTGCCATTTGAGTGTTTACCTAATTTTCATTGGTCAGTTCGTGTTTTGAGGTTTCACAATACGCCTTTGAATCGACCCTTTCAGCCACTTCAATTCCGACCAATTCGGATATGGGCGATATCGGAAGCCATCCGAACTTTGCTATGCAATTTAGGAGGTTAACAGAGCTTATGATGGGCTCATGGCATATACTTCCGAAACACGACATGCAGCCCGAGCCCTGTATTTAAAGGCTTGGACACCCAAAGAAATCGCTTCCGAATTAGGTTTGAACAGCACCCGAATTCTTTATCACTGGGCTGACAAATACGGATGGCGTGACATGCTGCGCGAGCAAACGATAGATGAATCGATCGCGCGCAGAATTGAAACCCTGCTTGAGTTGGAAACCCCCACCAAAGGCCAGCTCGATATGCTTGATAGGCTCATCAAGCACCACGTTCAACTTAAAAAATTCCACGCTCAAACTCAGCCAGTGACTGATAAAAACACCACGAATGAAACGGAACCTGCACCGAACACTCACAGTAAAAAAGCGCGTTCAACTAAGAACGACGACAAGCAGAAAAAGAAGAAGAGTAAAAAGAAAAACAACATCGCTGAGCTCACCAAAGAGCAATTCACGACCTGGCATGAGTCGCTCTTTGATTATCAGCACACGATGCGTAACAACCTGCACCAACGCACGCGTAATATTCTTAAATCTCGACAGATTGGTGCGACCTACTATTTCAGTGGTGAAGCGTTAGAAGATGCGATTTTGACTGGCGACAACCAAATATTCTTGTCTGCGTCTCGCGCCCAGGCGGAAGTGTTCAGAAGCTACATCATTGCGATTGGTGAAGAATTCTTAGGCGTTGAGTTAACCGGTAACCCAATCATTCTCTCTAACGGCGCTGAGCTGCGCTTTCTCTCGACCAACTCCAAAACCGCACAAAGTTATC